CCAAACGTAGATAATAAAGAAACGGTTAATCATAAGAACGGGATAAAGGCTGATAATCAAATTGATAATTTAGAATGGGCAACAAGAAGCGAACAAACCAAACACGCTTGGGCAACGGGTCTGAATCTCGGCAAAACGGGGTGGAGGGGAAAATACGCACCTACACTCCGAAGCGTAGCAACATTGTGAAGTTAAAGAGTTATTTAGACAATGGGAGTTCAAGGCGATTGGGGACAAGGAGCAGCAAACAATGACATCTATTGGGGTCAAGCAGCAGCAACGAATAGTATCTCTTGGGGTATGGTTCAGCCATTGTCTTATGGTCATCCTACTACAAACTTATACGGCAACAACGAGCAAGGTGCTTGGCAGTTGATAGAAGAAATTTGGAATACTTGGTCAACAACTTGGAATAATTAGAAATGGGAACAACATTAACGGGGACAACCCCACAGGACACATACGATAGCCTTATTAAGGTAGGTGATAACGGAGCCGTAACGGGAACGCTCAAGCGTTTGTCTGATGGCTTGGGCAACGATTTGCCTTTGCTTGTATCAAGCACGGCTTTGACCAACTATGGTGCGGGAGCGGTTACAACGAACACCGCTTTTGGTGCTGCTGCTTTAGATAGCAACACTACGGGGTCAAGCAATGTCGCAGTTGGTGATTCTGCTATGACGGCAAACACTACGGGCGCGGGTAACATTGCAATAGGAAAAGATTCTTTAGCCTTAAATACTATTGGTAACGATAATATAGGTATTGGTCTTCGGGCGTTAAATGTAAATACAACTGCTTCTAATAATGTTGCCATAGGTACAGATTCATTGTCTTTAAGCACAGGTGTACGCAATACGGCTATTGGAACGGCGGCTTTGTCGTTGGTCGTAGCGGGAGCAAACAATACCGCATTAGGTTATACTGCTCTATTCAACAACACCGCCTCAAACAACGTTGCAGTAGGTTATGAAGCGGCTTTAACCAACACGAGTGGAACGGGTATCACGGCTCTTGGCTACCAAGCGTTGCGGTTGAGTACGGGCATTAACAATACTGCCGTAGGTAGTGCTGCTTTGGTGGCAAACACTACGGGTCAAGCCAACACCGCTATGGGAGTGAGTGCTTTATCAGCAAACACTACGGGCATCAGCAACTCCGCATTTGGAGTTAATGCGATAGCCTCAAATACTACGGGTAGTGACAATTCTGCCGTTGGGTTTCAAGCGTTGTTCAGCAACGTATCGGGAACCTCAAACGTGGCTATGGGTAGGAATGCCCTATTTAACAACACCGTCTCTAACAACACAGCCGTAGGCTTTGAGGCAGCGTTTAGTAATACGAGTGGTACGTTTATAACCGCAATAGGTTATCAAGCGTTGCGGCTAAGTACGGGTTCTATAAACACAGCCGTAGGTACTGAATCATTAAAAAACAATACAACAGGTATTGAAAATAGTGGTTTTAGTGCAGAATCGTTAAGAGATAATACTACGGGTTCACAAAATACGGGAATTGGATATTTTTCATTGGGTAGCAATACAACGGGTTCAAATAATACCGCAGTAGGGCGCAATACTCAATCGGGAAACTTTGATGGTTCTCTTATTCTTGGTCGTGATGCCGTTGCAACTGCCAACAACCAAGCAGTATTTGGCTCATCGGGAACTAACGCAGGAGCAATCGCAACAGAAGTAGTCGTGTCGGATACAACTTGGAGTGTTCGCATCAACGGAACCGCATACAAAATCTTATTAAAAGCATAATGACAACCTTCACTTGGGCAGTAACTGCCCTTTACACCGAAACCATCGGCACCGAATCTGACTACGTTGTAATCGCAAACTACGAAGTGGTTGGCGTTGATGGCGAGTACACCGCAAGCCTATCTAACACCGCACGATTCTCTACCGAATCAGTATCGGAGTTCATCCCTTACGCTGACCTAACGAATGAAATCGTGGTAGGTTGGGTTCAAGAGGAATTGGGAGTTGATGGCGTTGCTAATCTTGAGGCTTGCATTCAAGGGCAAATTGATTCTCTTATCACGCCTCCCGTTTCACCCGTCAACATGCCATTGCCTTTCTAATGGAGCATTCAGTAGCATTACAAGTCACGACCGAAGCGTTGAACATCGCCATCGCAAAGGGCTGCTTCAACTTGGTTGAGGTCACGAATATCGTCAAGGCATTGGAGGAACTCCACAAACTGCCAACGATTGAGTTTGGTGAGTGATGACAAAGGAGTCAGCCGATAGCGTAATCACGTCTTGGTCTTTAACGGGAGCAGGACTTCTCGTAAGCTACGCCCATCAAGCGTTGGGTTTAGCCGTACTTGTAACCTCACTTGCGTACACTCTTTGGAAGTGGCGAAGGGACTACAAGCGGGACAAAGGTGCTAATTGAGCGCATCTTCGGTAATCCGAAGACTACTCTACTTGGGCTGATAATCATCGGCCTTTGTTTTGTGCTTGTGTTTTACGAGAAGGCCACGCTCACGGAGGTGAGTGCGTTTATGATGGGTGCGTTCGCACTTTTCTTTTTTAAAGATGGTAAAGAAGATGGCAAAGCAACAGGCGGTAAGCCAAAGGATCAGTAAAAGCAAGAAGCGAGGCAAGCATTCCAAGAGTGCGAGCAGCAATAAGGCGAGTAAGAACTACTCCAAGCCTTACAAGAGTCAAGGCAGATAACTATATTTGCGATATGAAAACAAGTTTTGCCACCCTGCTCACCATAGCATTTATCGTTCTAAAATTGACCAACTATATCACTTGGTCTTGGTTTTGGGTTTTCTCGCCCCTTTGGATTGCTTTACTTTTGATAGTGCTTTTATTAGGTGCATCTCTTTTGTTGCAAAGAAACCAAAAGCGGGAAACGGTTGAGCAGCTAAAGAAGCGATTAAAATTGTAAAGTAGTTCGGAGATTGTCCGAGTTATACTTCGCCAAATGGCAGACCCTTTAATGTGCATTAAGGCGCACTTTACCTGTTAATGTACGTTTTAATGTACATTATGACTACAAATTGTGCAATTAAAGGCACATTAAGCAATATGCAAAAAGTGCAAAGTGTAAACTCAAATGCGCATAATGTGTAAAATGTCCAACTTTTGATATTAAAAACGTGACAAAGCGTAAACTCTCCCGAATCATTCTGCATTGCACCGCTACGCCTGAAGGCAAGCATTTTGATGTAGCCACCATCCGCAGGTGGCACGTCAAGGATAGGGGGTGGAAGGACATCGGCTACCACTATGTCATCTACTTGGATGGCTCTGTACACGAAGGCAGACCCCTTGAGCAGGTAGGAGCGCATACAAGCGGCCACAACGCTGACTCCATAGGCGTAGTGTATGTTGGTGGGTGTGATGCCAAGATGAAAGCGAAGGACACCTTAAACGAAGCGCAGGAGGTAGCGATGGTTAATTTGATAGAAGCATTGCGAGCAGCACACGGAGAAATGACCCTACACGGTCACAACGAGTTTGCTGCAAAGGCTTGCCCTTCGTTCAACGTCAAAACAAAATTCCATTGGCTTCTTTAGAGGACTTCATCAACGATTTAGAAAATGCTCAACAACCGACTTGCAATGTGGATTCTCCCGATGGCTGCGACTCTTGCGGTAGTTAGCAGTTGCGCTTCTGTGAAACCCGTCCTTCAGAGTGTAGTTGTAAGGGACACGGTGATTGTAACCAAGACAAAGTACCTAACCGACACGTTGGAACTCTACAAGGACACGACCATCTACCAAGACAAGGTGCGTCTGCAGCTTCAGTACATAGACCGAAAGGTGTACGTTGAGGCAACTTGCTTACCCGATACCATCCGAGTAACACAGACCAAGATTCTCACGAAGGAGCGCAAGCAGAGGGGATGGACTCTTGAGGGAGGAGCAGTTTTGCTTATGCTTATTTTAGTGGGTGCTTACATCGTGAAGCGTTGGGTAGATAAACTCACCGAGTAATTATACCCTTTAAGATACATTAGGGGCGTTTTAAGCGACTTTATATGCGAAAGGGTATAGTTCTATACCTTGAGGTATTTGGATGCGTTAGAACGCAACTTCTTTCTTTTTCTTTGTTTAGTTTCTTTTTCTTTAAGTTGTTTGGTAAAGTTAAGAGTTGACTAACTACTAACTAAAGTCAAGTTAATAGTTGATTAAGTTAAGTAAGTTAAGTTACTCAACTACTTAACTTGTAAAAAAAAAGGAATAAAATTGACATACGCAAGTCCTTATGCTAATTTGTAATGATTCTAAATAATGAATGACCACATCTACATTTATTGGGATGATGTACCTTTGGCTAATGACACCAAAGTACTACATCGGCAAGACGTTGAAGATAGAGGCGAAGGATGTGGTGATGGACTTCCAACCTGACAATTACAATCTTGGAACTGCCCTCACCTACCTAATGAGAGCAGGTAAGAAACCTCACAACCCTATCTGCGATGACATCAGAAAGGCCATCGCTCACCTAAATTTTGAACTTGAACGACAGGATGAGCAGCAAACCATTAGCGCAACAAGCGAAGGAAGCCAAACAACAACAGGAAAATATGCAGTACTATACTAACCCTGCCAAACGCAGGAAGATAGACTTTATCCTTGAGGAGTGCGCTACGCTGATGGCTAACTGCGACTCCGATTACAACTCTCGCCAACAGGCGAAGTACAAAGAACAAGAGCTACTCGGTGAGATTGCCAAGATAGACCTGCACTTCGCCATCCAATGCGGATATCTGATACCCGACAACTGACCTACAAGATTGTCGTTGGCAAGGTTCCAAGCCTTAACGCCTTCTATGCATCAAAGCATTGGACTGCCCGTGTAAAGGCAAAGGAGTTGGTATCTAAAGAGGTGATGTCACAGCTTGAGAAGTATGACCTGCAAGAGATAAAAGACGTACACATCCATTGCAAGGTCAACTACCGATACGATATTGACAATGCGATAATGGCGGTGAAGTTTGCCCTTGACACATTCAAGACTTGGGGTGGCGTGAAGGATGATAGCCGAAAGTATGTGCATTCCTTAAAGTTGGTACACGATCAAAGTATTGGGAAAGACACGGCAGAAATAACCTTCACGGGTTTGTTGGTATCAGAATAAGTTGTATATTTGCATAACTTAAAACCAATCAGTTATGACTTTATCTTTCAGTTCAGACGTTTACACCGAGATGGTGCAAGTGCAACAAGCACAAATCCAAGCACTACAAAACAAGGTACAAGAGCTTGAAGCTCGTATTGAGGTTTTGCAGCAGCAATCAATTCTATTTATCTAAAACCAATCTATTATGTCAAAAATTATTTCAATCACACCCACAGGCCAATGGCAAGATTTATTCAAGCTTGAGGTTCGCTTTGACAATGGCGATTTCGGTACTGCCTTTGCCAAGTCCCAAACCCCACCCTATGCCGTAGGCGAAGACGTGGAGTACACCAAGAACGAGAAAGGCACGGTTAAAATCCAACGTGCCAATGCTTTTGGTGGTGGTGGAGGCTACACGCCATCTGCTGCACCCAAAGGCAACGATGACCGATCGGCTTCTATCATCCGACAGGTTGCTCTAAAGGCTGCGGTTGAGTACGCTTGTGCTGCGCAACACGATGTGAACACCATCCTTGCCAATGCAGAGACCTTTAACGCTTGGATGACAGGGCAGAGTGCTGCCCCTGCATCACACACCGAGCACTTCGCAAATCGCAACGACCCTTTCTGATTGGTTTTTAATAGGTCGTTGTGTGAGAAGCCCCTCTACGGAGGGGTTTTTTTTTGTCAATTATTTTGTTATATTTGCTAACCAATCAGAATCAATGATACATCCCGACCTACTACCTAACGAATCTTCGTTACCATACCTTCAGCGCGCCCTCAAGGGCAAGTACTACGACACGGGCAAGCTCGGTGTTTATGAGGTAGACCAATACCTACGCCTGAAAGACGGTGAGTTCGTCGTAGTGGTCGGCCACGCCAACGTGGGCAAAACCCACACCCTGCTTTACCTTATGCTCTTGCAGTCGTATAACTTCGGCAAGAAGTGGCTTATCTACTCCGCAGAGAACGAAGTACCGAGCCTCAAGCGCAAGCTGATTGAGTTCTTGGTATGCAAACCCATACAGGGGATTGATGAGGGTATGATGTACCGCAAGCTTGACTTCATCAACGAGTACTTCCAATTCATAGACGGCAACAGGCTATTCACCGCCTTTGAACTTCTTGAGGTAATGAACTCTATCAAGAACGAATGGAACTACACAGGTGCTTTGATAGACCCATACAACTCCCTATCAACAGACCAAAAGAAATTAGGCAAGACAGGGATGCACGAATACCATTATGAGGTAGCATCTGCGCTTCGAGTGTTTGCACATCAGAACAACGTCACCACAATAGTCAACGCACACCCCGTAACGGAGGCAATGCGCAAGACATTCTACAAAGGCCACAAGTACGAGGGGATGGCTATGCCTCCCAACACATCAGACATTGAAGGTGGCGGCAAGTGGGGCAACAGGTCGGACTGCGTAATCGTGATACACAGATTCGCTGCACACGAGACCGATTGGATATACACCCATATCCACGTTAGGAAGGTCAAGGAGATGGAATCGGGAGGGCGCATCACGCCCCTTGAAACTCCGCTTGTTTTGCAGAGCGTGTTAGGTAATGTTGGCTTTGTGATAAACGGGCGTAACTTGCTGCCAATTAAAACGGATGAAACCCCTGCGAGCGATGTACCCTTCTGATGACTCCCACGACCTTTACATAAGGGAGAAGCAGTTGATGCTTGCAGGTACCGCGATGTGGTTGGCGCAGCAAGCAGCAGACAAAGCAAAAGGCAGAGAGGTACAAGATGACATCCTGCACCACGTTATGAGTTGCCATTACGCAGACCTACTATTGCAGCAGTTCATTGACTACCGCCAATTCACAGAGGGCAAGATGAACGAGATGTACCTTGCCAACGCCAAGCTGCGAGTTGATAGCGAGCAGATGCACTACGAGATACAACGCCTGCAAGGGATAATAGAAGACAATCTATGAGGCAGATATTCTCCCCCTTTCAAAAGTACGAATGCTTTGCAGTAGATGGAGTGGACTACCTCGTGGTTGACTACACCATTATCCAAGACAAAGATGACAATTTAGTGGAATGGGCGAGTGAGATGAAGTTCAAAAGACTAAAAGATCACAAGCACTTCACTATGCCGATAACTAAAATAATAACCAATCATAAAGAGGGCAGGGCTAAACACTGCAAATGCAAATGAGACCATTTGAACTACGTCAATTAAAAGTATCTAAAGAGCAATACTTTGCACGTCTTGGGTTTCAAGACAATGGCAGCCGAGCGCACAAAGAATCTACTGCAAGAGCAGCATTCGTATCAGCATTCCGAAACCACGCCACGCTCCACGAGTTAGGTGAGGCCATAGACAAAGACCATAGCTCGGTAGCCTATGCCGTAAGGATGCACAAAGACCGACTAATCTACGGGGACTATCAGCACTACTACAAGGTAGCCTGCTGCGTTCTTGAAGAGAACCCTATGGCAACGATTGACAAGCCCGACTTTGAGGCGATGGAGCAGGAATTAAATAAACTCAATGAGGTGGTAGCGGAGTTATCTAAATACAAGGAATTGTATCTAACTCTTAAACGCACATTTGATGAATTTTAACGTAGGACTTTACCCCATCTATGGACTTGTAGTTGGGGCTAATTGGTCAAAGACCGATTATCTTGAAGAAGATATTGTGATGCACACGGTGCAATTTGCTCTGTTTGTTGTAATTGTAGAAATCACTTGGGACTCCTCGCAGTATTAGCAAAGCGGCAGACTGATTGGATTCGGATGTGCAAGAGCTTTGGCGCAAGCGATGACCTTGCCCAAGAGCTTGTGCAGGAGATGTACGTCAGACTGTACAAATATGTGGATGACGCGGAGAAAATAATGTACAACGAAACGGAGGTCAATACCTTCTTTGTCTACGTTACGCTCCGCAATATGTACGCCACCTTGATGCGCCAAAGAGCAAGATTTGAATTCGTAGATGTGGACATCCTTGAGGAGTTTATCTACGAGGAGGCCAACGAAGATGCAGAGGTGCAGCTCATACAACTTTACGACAGGGTGTGGTCAACCCAAACCGATTGGCATTGGTACGACAAAAAGATATTTGCCCTGTACCACAACACCGATATGAGCATCCGTACTTTAGCGGATGAGACCAAGATTTCAGCACGTTCCATATTCAACACACTAAAAAATGCAAGAGAGCGAATCCAAGAAGACTGCCAAGACACCTACGAAGCGTACAAAGAAGCCAAGCGGCTTGGGTGATACCATTGAGCAAATCACAACCGCCACAGGCATCAAGGCTGCGGTAGATTGGTTTAGCGAAGCCACAGGCGTTGACTGCGGTTGTGATGCCCGTAAGGAGAAACTGAACAAGCTATTTAGGTACAGGAAGCCTGAATGCTTGACCAAAGAAGAATACGAGTTTGTTGGCAAGATGCGAGGCAGAAACACCGTGACTGCGATTGAACAGACGGAAGTGAATAGAATCTACAACCGAGTGTTCAAAGACTCCGTGAAGCCAACAAGTTGCGGCTCTTGCCTTCGTGGTAGGTTGCAGGAGCTTGAGACCCTTTACAACGCTTATTAATGTTTTATACTATTGACATACCCAACACTTTATTTAGTGAGCTAAACAAGAACTCACAGATAAACCAATTCTTTGGCAAGGTGTATGTCGGTGAGTGTATGAGGTTGATTTCTGATTACTATGAAAGCACCACCCTAAACACACAGGAAGGGTGGCAGGAATACTACAAGGAGATGCAAGGCTTTGCAGGTTTGACCGTTGTATTTGAAGAACTAAAGAGCAAGCTTCCGAATGTTGATGAGCAACATATTAAAAAATACATTTGGCATCGTGTAATCGGGCAGACGTGGAACGGCTACCAAAAGGAGCTGATTGTAGTAAAGGAGCTGAACGCAGCATTCCCCGACGCGAACTTTAAAAAGACCACCTTTAACATTGACCACGATTATTGCATAGACGCGGAGATGTTCTACAACAAAACCCTGATGCTTGGCTTGCAGATAAAGCCTGAATCCTACAAGGCGATGGGTAGCCCCTACCAACTACGAGCAAAGGAGGCGCACCGCGCCAAGAACGAGCGATACAAGCAGGAGTTCGCACCCTATGTTTATGTTTACTACGGCAAGGAAGGCATTGCAGACAAGGAGCAACTATTTAATCAAATCAATTTATTTTTACACTATGCCAATACCTAAAGTTCAAAGCGGAGAAAAGCAATCCGAATACATCCAACGCTGCTTGGAGGCTATCGGAAGCGAGTACCAAGACAAAGACCAAGCGGTAGCAGTTTGCTACACACAATTCAGAGAGGGCAAGTAGTCCTCTTTTTTTTATTTATTTTTTTCTTAAGTGTTGGTAATTCAAAAAGTTGTATTACATTTGGAGAACATTTAATACCAATCAGAATGAAACTACTACTTAAAAACATCACTTACTTCTGCGCTCTTGCGCTGACGTTTTGGGCATACCTATGGACTCTTGAACTTCTTGGGATATGATATTCACATACAACGACCTAAAGTTTTGGCTTGAAGATGCCGACCTCCTGCCGCAGTCTTATTGGGATGCCCTTGAGGACTACAACCCCGATGACAAGAACTCCGATGAGATTCTTGCCAAGTGGCTTGGCTTTGCCCACGTTGCTGACTTCTACGAGTACGAGATGCAAATCACATACATAGAGGAGTCATACAACGAGGATGGCTATACCAACACCACCGCATACCCTACCACATCCATTTACAGGGATATACCAAACCTTGCCGATGACATCTACATCAAGTGGATGAATTGGGCAACTCAAGTCGCATCAGAAGAATAATTAAAACCAATCAAAATGAAATACGAAACTATCTCCCAACTGCTCCGACAACTGAAGTCGGCAGACATATCCGAATCAATCCTCAAAGACATAGAGACCATTGAGCAGCTACACTTGCGCTTTGCCTACCACGATGCCTTGCTTCGTGTGCCGTTCGAGCAATGGTATGAAGCAACATTCCAAACAGAAACAAAATGAAAATTATAGAACTACTTGACGGCAGCACTTGGGATATGGAGACAGTCCTTGAGAAGATGCACGATGATGACTTTTACTACGGGGTACTCGGCAAGAACGCCCTATCCTCATCTGCTTGTAAGCTGCTGCTGACATCACCCAAGACGTACCACTACGTCACGAAGTATGGCAGCGAGGACTCCGATGCGTTTGCAGTAGGCAGACTCGTTCACCTTATGACTTTAGAGCCTCACAAAGTAGCAGACTACGAAGTGATTGAGGTGCAGAGCAAGAACGCAAAGGCGTGGCAGGATGCAAAGGGCAAACGTAATCTTTGTACCCGCAAGGAGTACAACGAGGCGCAACGAATCTCTGATGCTCTCTTGCGCAATGAGAACGTGCTTGGTCTTATCACAGGCTGCGAGTTTGAAGTACCAAAAATTGGTATGATTGGTGGCTTGCCCTTTAGGGCGAAGGCTGACATCTATGCTGAAGGGTTTTTGGCTGACTTAAAAACAACAACCGACCTACGAGCCTTCCCTTACTCTGCAAAGAAGTACGGCTACGATGTGCAGGCGTTCATCTATACCCGATTATTCGGAGTGCCGATTGATAAGTTTTTCTTTATCGCTATTGACAAGGCAAGCCTTGACATAGGCATTTACTCGGTGAGTCCCGAGTTCGTGGCAGAGGGAGAGCGTAAGACTTTAGAGGCTATTGAAATGTACAAGCAGTTCTTTATCTTGGGTGAGGACTTGGATTCGTACACAATAGTAGGCACGTTATGACCGACATCACCAAATGCACAGGAGAGGGCTGCGCCCTCAAAGAAACGTGCTACCGCTTTACCGCCCCTACGGATATGTACCAATCGTTCTTTGTTGGCATACCTGTCAAGCACGGCCAATGCGAATACTATTGGAACACTAAAACCAAAGAGAAATAAACCGAGAAGCCTGATGCGGTTAAATGAGGGCAAACAAAACCAATTAAATTTTAGAGAGATGAAAAAAGGAACATTAGTTTGGGTACTTGCTGAAGTAAGCGAGTACCAAGCAACTAACACTGATGAGGATACTATCATTGTAGAACCTCAAGGAAGGAAAGCATTGCCTTACTACGCCCCTGCTGAGGTGGTCATAAGGCTCACGGATGATGAGATTTGCGACCTTGAGAGGAAAGAAATTATTTAACACCAACGAGAAATGAAACAGACAGCAGTAGAATGGCAACACATTGAGTTATCAAAATTTCTTTATGGAAAATCAGAATTTACAGACGCAAATGATATTCTAATTAAAGCCAAAGAAATGGAGCAGGAGCAGATGGTTGATTGGTATGCTACGGGGCAGGCAGATACAGTAAATATGTATGAGCAACACCTCAACAAAACCTTTAACAACAACGAGAAATGAAAACACCAATGCAAGAAGTTTATATGAACTTACAACAATTTAAACAAAAGTATTTCACTAACAACTTTTATTGGGTTAATGAAAACAACTACAAACAATTACAAGAAATAGGTATTGAAGTTGGTTGCTTATGTCATACAAATAAAAAAGACATCATTGAATGGCACGAAGGTTTTAAGAACTTAGGGTTTAGAACTTATGAGAAAAATAACAATGTAACCGTATTTCAAAAAGAACCATTTTTGATGCACAATGAAACTGCAACAAACTTTGACGAAATGTTGAATGATTACGAGAATTTAGCCACTTATGCATAACACCAACGAGAAATGAAAGAGGAAGAACCAAGCAACGATATGTGCGAATGCAAAGTCCCACAACCACAAATCAAAGTCAGTGAAAATGGAATATATGCTTATTGCACAAAATGCATAAGAACAATTAACACCAACGAGAAGTGAAGACAGACGATATAATTAAACATTTAAAATTACAGGATTCAAACCTTGATTTTTACGAACAAAGGGTAGAAAGACTTGAACAACAAATCTCAGATATTAAATCAATTTCAAATTTACCAAATTCAGTTGATTTGGATTTAAACAATGACCAATATTCAAAGCAAGAAATTATTAATGCTTATAATAAAATGCTTAAATACGAAGGCATATCAAAAGATAGAATAGGTGGATTAATAATAGATACTTTCATTAAATTTCTTAATGATACGCATCACAGCACAAACAAGAAATGAGCGGCCTTATATTATGGGTTTTGTTACTTCCTATTTACATTATGCTTATAGGAATATATAACGAGATTCGCAAACGAAACAACAACCTTTAAAACAAACGAATAATGCAAGACCAATTTATGAGGATAGCGATGGCGCAGCTCCGTAGCACCTACCCCTTCAAGCCCCAACGCAGAGCAGTAGCTGCTCGGATGTGGGTGAAGTATTTAGACCGCAAAGCGATGGCGCAATGGTTCAAAGACCAAGAGGCTAATTTATGATTAGACCCTTTGTGCTTGCCTTCCACAAGCAGAACTCGGGTGTATCACATCACAGGACATTTGCGCCCTTGATATGCCACAAGGATGCCGATGTCTTTTTCATTGAGAAGATTACCGACATTGACCCCGAAATATGGCCGAAGGTTACTCACATCTTTGCAAGCCGTGCATTCCCCGTTGAGCCGTTTGATGACTTCGTGAAACTCTGCCGCAAGGAAGGCATCAAGCTAATCGTTGATAATGATGATTGGTGGGTTCTGCCCCCTACGCACCCTCTGCAAGGCTTGTACGTTCAACAGATGAGGGAGCGCATCGTGCGCTCTATGAAAGCAGCAGATGAGGTATGGGTAACAAACAAGCACCTTGCCTCAAAGGTCAAGAAATATAATACCAACATCCGAATCATACCAAACGCCATCAGCGTTCCAACGTGGCAGGTAGAGAGAAAGCCAAGCAAAGAAGTACGCTTTGGGTATATTGGAGGCAACCATCACGCAGCAGACGTAAGAGAGTCCACAATCAACCTTGAGGGCTATCAAGGCTATGTGGCAGAGGTAGATGGCTACCCCGATATTATGAAGGCAAGCCACAGGCTGCCTACGATGCCACCAACACACTACCATAAACTCTACGAGTTCTTTGATGTAAGCCTCGTACCGCTAACGACATCCGAGTTTGCCAAGTGCAAGTCGCACCTAAAGATGATTGAGGCAGGCTTTAGCAAGTGCGCTCTGATAGTGAGCAACACGCAACCCTATTCACCCTATATCACGAAAGAGAACTGCATTGCCATAAAGCACCCAAGCGAATGGGCAGGAGCAATCAAGAGGCTAAAAGAAAACCCCAACCAAGTGGCTGACCTAACGGAATCGTTATACGAGTATGTGCAGGACTTTACGATGGATAAGATAAACGAACTACGATGCTTTACATAGTCACTCCCTGCTCACGCCCTCATAACCTCGTTAGGCTAAAACAACATATCCCTGCGTACGCAACGTGGGTGGTGATGATAGACGCAAATTGCGACTTCAAGGGAGCAACAGGCGCATCAATCACACACTACTCTACACGCACAGGTACCGCAGGCCATCCCCTCCGTAATGAGTTCCTTGAGTTGTATGCTGATTCTTTTACCAAAGAAGATTGGGTGTACTTCTTGGATGATGACAACATCTTGCACCCAAAGTTCCTTGAGGAGTGGAGCAACTTGCATTCCCTTGATTGCTCTATCGTAACGTGGGGGCAAGTAGGTAGGCTCCGCCCTACCGACCAACCAAGAGTCGGCAACATAGACACCGCCTGTTATATGTTTAAGCCATACGACCTGCCCAACCTACGCTTTGAGATGAC